TTCGTCAACAATGTTCCACAGTAACTTTTCTTGTCTTGCATTGACATACCGTTTTGCTTCTCTAGCAAAGGTATGAGGATAGTCGTAAATAGCTGGGGTGCAAAGCATCCAAATTTGCCCACCTTCGTGGACTCCTGCCATGCCTGCTATCTCGCCATTTGGCACTTCAAAATACACTGAGTCGCAGTTATGAAAACCTACAACTAGAGCATTTAAAGGGTCATGTCCATGACCTTCAGTAACCTCCCGATAATCATCGGGTAAAAGATTAGAAGCCACACGAAGTGCAGCCTCTAATGTTGCTGGGTGAATGTATTTAGACACGTTGATAATTATTTGTTGTGTATACTCCTTCCCACGTCATGTTGTGGATTGTCGCTGGAGCTGGGTGTGTTGATTGAATAGCAAGAATTGTATTTGTATTCTTGTCATATATAGGAACTGTTCTTAGAGCTTCGTCTTCAACAACACCAGCTGTATTTGCAATGTATTGGTCAGCTGCTGCTATTTCAAAAGTCTCTTCGTAATTTCTTCTACCTAATCTTTTTAGTATTGTTTTATATACTCCAATTGGACCGAATCCAAACTTGACTCTATGCAAAATAGTATTAGCTCTAGTGTCAGCTCGGAAATTTTCACCATCTTTAGTTACGTAGTAGATAGTAGGAATCTCAACTTCCATCGTATATAAGTAACCAATCAAAAATGTTTGGTTTGACCAGTTACCTACTATTTCTAGGTTGCCTGTTGGAGTATCATTTTCATCTTTTTCAATATTTACAAGTGCATATCTACCTAACTGATCTCCTGCATCAACATCATAAGCTGCTAGTTGATTAGTGCTTTCTAATCCAACTGGTTTAGCAAATGTGGATTTATTAGTTGTGGAATTATATGTAACTGTTACTGCATCAGCTCCTGTATGTTCAATCTTCATCAAATGATCTAAATGAACTCTGTACTCTGCAACTGTTGCAGTATTTGAATCCATTTTTATTGCATATTTAAGTAGTTGATCCTTACCGTTATTTCTAACTACTACAAATAGAAAGTCATCTTGCATGCAATGGTATTGGATTGATCCTGTTACGGTCCACTTAAACCATGCAGCTAATTTTCTTTCAGTAACTTGGTCAAAATATCTATATCCATAAAGAGTTGATGTATCTTCTTCACTAAAAAATATGACTGAGTTTTCTCTGGAGTTAGATATAAGTTTTAAATCTTTTTCAAATAGTTTAGATACAACTGCACTTTGTTCTATAAGCAATGGTTCACCTTCTCTTTGTACTTGAGCCATTTCAAAGAACCGAGAAAATTTACCAGCATTATCTAAGAAACCTATAGTGGTTCCTAAAGAAATAGGGTTAGTAGCAAAGTTAAAGTTGTAGGTAGATAGTGTATTAATCTTCGCAGTTAGAGGACTGAACACATCACTATCTGTAGTAAGCATAAATTGTTGATTACTAGAGAATAAAACTAATCCAGTATTAGTCTGAACTCCGTCGTACAAAATTGCTGGATATCCTGAACTAGCTGATATATCTATTGGGTCAGCAGCTACGAATTGAATAGCTGATTTATTAAAGAAATTTGTAAAATCTCCGGGACGAGACATTACTATATTTTCATCAGCAAGTATTCCAAATCTGTTTCTAAAGAATATAAGTTTATTAATTGTTGTTCCTACAAAAGAAGGTTCAGGGTTGGTTACATCATCACCAACTAGAGCATCGTCCCATTGTGGAGCATTAGAAGTTACTGGTCCATCAGCAGTTGTTACTGTATAAGCAGATCCATCTATTTCAGTTAGTCTAAAATTACCATCAGCAGTTCTTATAAGAAGCACTGGCATCGTTGATCTTTTTAGTCTTATAGTCCTTCCCGGTTTGGCACATTCTTCCCATGTACCTTCACCATCTTTGTCATTATTACCAAAGAATTTAACGAAATGATTATCTTCTTCAGCAACACTATTAATAACCTCTACAACCATGCCATGCTTGCACTGAGAGGGGAGATCTCCTATGTCGTTAACCTTTCCAGCCACTACATTTATAAGCTCTCCTACAGGCGTAGAAGCGTTAAATATAGCATTACGTTTTATATGTAATCCTGTACCAATAGTTGTAATATCGCTGTCACTAAAATTACCTGTAGCTACCAAAGCCGCTCTTATATCACCAAGAATACTATCTCCTGTAATAGTAGTTTCAGTATCAAATGGTGTAGGTTGTGGTCTTACAACTGCAAGGTTTCCCTGCACTTTAGATGTACTGGTAGATTCAATAGTTACTTTATAAAAACCATCTTTCATCCATACATAAAAATAGTCTCCTGTTTCCCATCCTTCACCACCATGAAGTAAATCATAGGTTGTTGTATATCTAGCTTGATAAGTAGTTGTTTGGTCTGAACCAGATCCTGTTGTGTAAGGAACTGACTGACCAGTTGTAGCTATACGAAAATATAAATTAGACCTATTAGTTAATCCACCTATGCTATAAGTTACTGACTCTGTACTTATATTGCCACCTGTCCACGCAAATCCAAATGAGTTTCCATCAGGGTTAACATAACTTACGGTATAAATTCCACTAGGTATATTATTACTTCCAATAAGATTTACTGTGTCACCACTTGAAAGACCATGATTATTTTTAAATACAAATATTAAATTTGAGATATCAACAGCTGAAGCTGTGGCAGATATTGGAGCATCAAAAACGCTAACTGTATATTCATAATCAGTATCTGTTAAGCTGCCATCTGTTTTATTACCACCTGTCGCACTACCATCTACAAGAGTTGTTCCACTTCCAACTGAAAATATACGAGTAGCTACATTAGGTGCAAAAGCATCTCTACCATCACCTGCACTATCATCACACCTACCGTAAGGATTAGATCCTCTATCAGCATGTGTTCTCATAAAACCGTTAGTATCACAATAGTTATTACTTGACCTAACAAGTTCTACATTTATTCTCGTAGCTGTGTTGACAGTAGTAATAGCGGTGCTATCAAATACATTCAGTGCATATTGTTTAGCATACGAAATACTTTTTAATTCAATAAATACTTCTTTCTGAAAATCCCCTATAGGTTCAATAAGAGTATCCATCTCAACTGTTTTAGTTCTGTTGTTGAGATAAGTAAAGTCGTTAAGAGTTAACGTCTGTATATCTTCGTCGCCTGTATGAGTTAAATAATTATTATTTCCTATTCCATTAACTACAGTTTTTTCTGCACCAGTTAAACAGTCCCACATTTTAATAACACCATTACGTGCTATCTGTCCTATGTATTGTTCTGCCTCATCACGGTAGTAGTGAAACCATTTACCATTAGATGTTGAATTGTTTGTTCCATCAGATAAAGATGCCACAAACTTTCCAGCTGGTCTTTTCAATAATCCATGAGTTACGTCTGGAAGAGCGTTAACCATATTTCTAACCTGACCGGGAATCTTTTGCTCGTCAGGTTGTTGTGAGATACCAGCTGTTAGAGCTGGAATAGTTTGTGTAATATTTGCCATTATCTAATAAGTGCTTTGTAAGGTTGATAAGATCTATAATTACTTTCCTGCGGAAATCCAAAGAATGTATGATCCCCCTGATCGCAGTCATATTCAAGTGCAGCAGATCTTGTTTGTCCTTCTTCAAACTGTAAAAGTTTTACTAAATCAGCATTACTTACTAACTGTGTTGCAGCCTTAACAGCAGATCTCGCAATAATATATCTTTGTATTGCAGGAGGTACATCAGCAAAAGCAAATAAGTATGTGATGTCAAACTCTAATGAACTTGTAAAAACATAAGTGTTATGTACGTTATCAAATAATTTTCCATTCTTTCTTACTACGTCTTTTGTCTTATCGTATTGACCTCCGTGGATATCCATACGTAAGTAGTTAGAAGGAATAACATAGTTCCCATTATTATCAGGATCAAGTTTTAGTTTATTTTGTACATTGAAATGCCAGCCTTCGTTCTGAACATTTTTATTTGTCTCAATAAGTATGTTGTAGATTAAAGCTACTTGGGGGTTAGCATAAGTATTAAAAACTTCTTGTCCCTGATTAGTAACATCAGTTGTTATTGATCCAAGAGTAGTAATAGGTGATTGACCAATGCTACCCAAGATAGAGTTAACTGCGGATAGTTCGGTATCGGTTGCTTGAGTAGTCATAAAAAAAAGGGAGCCGAAGCTCCCGTATAAAGTGTATAAATTAACCGTTCTCTGGGTATGAAGTACCGAACGCTGAAGGTGCTGTTGCGCCTACATATAGTTCAACGGCTGCTGCTGGGTTTAAGAAATCTGCACCCATAGCTAGTCTTCCAAGG